CGAAGGACGCCGACGAGGAGCCGAATGACCACACCATCCGCATCTACAACCTGGCCGCCGCCACGCGCAAAGCGCTGGAAGAGCCGGACCTTCGTTGCGTGCTGTACGCAGGCTACGCAGAAGAGGCGGGACCGCTGTTGATGGCCTCGGGCAGCGTGGTCTTTGCGTACACGAAATTCGAACAGCCCGACGTTGTGACGGAGTTGATTGTTAAGGACGGCTTTACGGAAGTTCGGGATACGGCCATTTCTATTGGCCAGGGGCCTGGCGCCCAGGCTAGCGCCATCATCCGGGACATTGCCCGCCAGATGGGCCTGCCCCTGGTCATGGCCGACGACGTGCCTGATCGGCGCTGGCAGCAGGGGTTCTCATTCTATGGCGCTGCGCGCACCGCGCTGCACAAGGTCACGCAGGGCACGGGCCTGGAATGGTCGATTCAGAATCAGCAGCTGCAGGTGGTTCAGCGCCGGGGAACGACACGGCGCCAGGCAGTGGTGCTGGCGGCCGACACGGGCATGCTGGGCTATCCAGAACGCACGCGCGAGGCCGCACGTGAAAAGGCAAAGGTCAAGGACAAAACAACCGGCGACGACGTCAATTTGGTCAGCGCGCGGCAGCAGCGTGATGGCTGGAGGGTGACGTCCTTACTCCTCCCGACGATCAACCCCGGCGACCTGGTGAAGCTGGAGAGCCGGTCGGTGGAGGCATTCCAGCGGGTTGAGGCCGTGCGCCACACGGGCGATAGCGAGGGCGGCGATTGGCAGACCGAGCTGGAGCTTGTGGACCGGTCGGCGCCGCCGAAGAAGAAGGGTACGTCATGAGCAATATGGTCAAGATAATGCGCGCCGTGATCGCGTCTGAGCTGGCCGATGTGTACACCACCCTGCCGGGCGAGGTGGTTGCCTACGATGGTACGTTCGTGACGGCGCGGCCGGCGCTGGCCAAGCGCCTGGCCAACGGCGAGGTCCTGGCGCCACCCCAGATCGTCCGCGTGCCGGTGTGCTGGCCCGTGGGCGATGTGAACGGCGCGCGGGCGCTCATCTCTGTGCCACTTAAGCCGGGTGACGCGGTGAAGCTGTCGTTTTCGGCCCGTGCGCTGGAGGGCTGGTTGGCAGGCGACAACGGGCCGCCGGACGATCCCCGGCAGTTTGATCTGTCGGACGCCTTTGCCTCGCCAATGGTGCGGCCTGGCACGATGGCGGCCGACACAGAAAACGTCAGCATTCAGTACGGACCGGCGACCATGAAAATATCGCCCTCCGGCGACTTAACGTTTCAGGTTAAGACTTGGACAGTGCAGGCTGAGCAGACGACTTTCAATACGCCGTTGACGGTGAACGGCCCGCTGCTCTACACGCAGGGCATGGCGGGCGAGGGTGGCGAAGGCGGCGCGTCTATGCGCATCCGGGGCGGCGTGGCCTACGAGGGCGGCGCCATTACGCACAACGGCAAGAACATCGGCGACACCCATCGCCACGCCTACGCGGGTGGCATTACGGAGAACCCAGTCTGATGGCACTCGATCTTGCGCTATCTACCGGACACGATCTGGATTTGGATCTGCTTGGCCGCGCGACCTTGCTGGATGGCGCCGAGCGCGTCGCGCAACAGGTAAAGGTGACGCTGCTGGCCTTCTTGGGCGAGTGGTTTCTTGATACGACGTTCGGGGTTCCGTACCTGGAGGACATTCTGGTCAAGGCGCCCGACCGCGCGAGTATCGAAGGAATTCTTCGCGCCAGAATCGGTGCGGTGCCCGGCGTGGAGAGGGTGCGCGCCTTGGACCTCCAGATCGAACGGCAGCTGCGCATTCTGCGTGTCGCCTTTGATGCCGACACAACCGAGGGGCGCCTACAGCGGGTTGTCGAGCTGGGCACCCTCTAAACCATTTCTATCGAGGTATCTATGGCCTACGGTGTAACGCCGGACGGGTTCGTACGCCCGCGGCTGCCCGAAATCCGGCAGGAGATCGTGGCGGATCTGCGCGCGCGAATGCAAGCCGCCGGCTTTGGCGGGACGGTCGAAACCCGCCCCGACAGTGTGATGGGGCTTTTGATCGACACCTTCGCCGAACGTGAAGCGGCCTTGTGGGAACAGGCCGAGGGCGTGTATTACGCCATGTACCCGGGTTCCGCCACGGGTGTGTCGTTGGACCGAGCGGTGTCTTTCACTGGCGTCTCGCGGTACCGCGACGAAGCGTCGCGGGCATACGTGGTCCTTTACGGTTCGGCGGGCACGACGGTGCCGGCGGGCGCGCAGATCCGCCACCGAGTAAGCCAAAACCTTTGGGCGGTCTCGGGTGCGACTCAAATCTTGCCGGGCGCGGCCGCGGATATCACCCTTCAGCCAGCTGTCGCCCCGAACACGGAGTACCGGGTCACCATTGACGGCGCTTCCTACGTCTACGCCACCGGGCCGACCACGAACCTACCGCAGGTGCTTGCTGCGCTTGTGGCCATGCTTTCTCCAAGCGGCCTTGATGTGTCAAGCGACGGTGCTGCCGTGCGGCTCCAAACCGACGGCCGCGTGCCGGCTGCCTTCAGTTGGTCGGCCTCGCTTGCATTGGTCCGATTGGGCTCGCCCGCGCTGGCTCAGACATTGCAGGCGTCCACGGAGGGCGCAGCCGTGGGCGACCTGGACGGAATCGTTTCTCAGGTGGACGGCTGGAGCGCAGTAGCCAACCTTCAGGCAGGCGTGGCGGGCCGACTGGCCGAGAACGGCGCCGAGCTGCGCGCGCGCTACCCGACCGGACTATTCCGGCTGGGCGCGGCGACGCTGCCCAGCATCGCGCCCAACGTGCGGGACCGAGTGGCGGGCGTGCGCACTGTGAAGGTGTTCATGAACAACGGCGACATTGCGGACCAGCTCGGGCGTCCGCCCCATAGCGTGCACGTCGTCGCAGATGGAGGCCTTGACGATGAAGTCGCCAACGCGATTTTTCGCGTGGTGGCGGCAGGGATCGACACATACGGCCAGCAGCTGGTGGTGGTTCAAGACGATGAGGGGGCCGAGCACGCCATCCGGTTTGACCGGCCGGAACGTGTTTACGTGTGGGTGCGCTGCGTGACCACGCTGCTCCCGCCTTCGGAGCAAGCGTTTCCACCGGGTGGATTCAAGGAGATCGCAGATAACGTGGCGGCCGCTGGTGAGGCGTTCACGATCGGCGAGGACGTCATTTTGCAGCGTCTGTACGGCGCCATTTTTCGCACCGCTGGCCTAGCTTCGGTCGACCTGCGGTTGGCGTTTTCCACCAGCCCCACCTTCGTTCCCCAGCCCTCGGACTACGCGGCGGCAAACATCAGCATCCAGGACTTCCAGGTCGCAGTCTTCGACCTGTCTCGAATCGAGGTGATCTGATGGACCTTCGCCAAGATCACGCCGGTGTCGCCTGGGGGCACTGGCTGGGGCAATTCCAGGAAAAGCCGCGGTTGCAGGCGCTGGTGAAAGCGCTACTCAAACCTGCCGAGGGACTCCAGGGCGCGCTACGGGCGCTGTACGAAGATCGCTGGCTCGATACGGCGGTTGGAAAGCAACTTGACGGCATTGGCGAAATCGTCGGGCTACCGCGTGTGATCGATGAAGCAATCTACATCCAATTCTTCGGATTCCAAGGGCAGCCGAATGTGGGGGGCTTCGCGCAGGCGCGGTTTCGCCGTGCCAACGAAAGGCCCGTGGCGGGTTCCGCCACGTTGCTTGACGCTGAGTATCGCAAGCTTCTGTACTGGAAGATTGCCCTGAACAACGGCCACGGCACGGCGCCTGAGATTGCCAGTTCGTTGAAGCCCATCTTCGACGTGACGCGCGTGATTGTGCAGAACGCGGGCAACGCAAAGATCCGAATCTGGGTTAGCCGTATACCCGGCCCCAATGACCCCCTCATGGCGAATCCCTACAAGTGGGTTCCGCAAGCCGCCGGCGTCGGCGTGCAACTTATCACCGGCTCAACGGAGAAGCCTTTCGGCTTTCGCGAGCAGGGTTTCTATGGCTTTGGCGTCGGCGTGCTGGCGCGAGGAATTTGACTATGGCTGATCCCACCTTCTTCGAACTATTTAAGGCTACCTGGGCACAAAATGGCCTGACTGAAGGCATTACCGACCTGCAATACAAGACCGGCTGGGCCTACATCGGGTCCGTTCCGCCGTCGGTTGAGCAGTTCAATAAGGTCCAGCAGACCACGGACGAGCGGCTAGCCTGGCTGTATCAGCAGCTTGAGAGCCTCGCGGCTGTAACGGGGCAGCCTCTGGTGGCCACGCGCACGGACGCTTTGAGCTACGCGCAGCAGAATCTGAACGCCTCCAACTTGAAGGCTGGCACGGTGCCGGTCGCGCGGTTGTCAGGTAGCGCCACGTCCCTGACCGCTGGCGCCGCGACCAAGTTGGCGACGACGCGTACGATCGCGGCGACGGGTGATGCGACGGGTTCGACCACGTTCGACGGCTCGGCCAATGCATCCGTAGCGTTGACCCTTGCCGCCAGTGGCGTCACGGCCGGCACCTATGGGAACGCCAACGCTTTGCCAACGTTCACCGTCGACGCCAAAGGGCGGCTGACGTCGGCCGGTACCGTCGCGGTGGGCAACGCGGCGACGGCGACCAAGCTGGCGACTGCACGCACCATCGCGACCACGGGCGATGCGACCGGCTCCGGCTCGTTCGATGGGTCTGCGAACCTGTCGATGGCCTTGACCTTGGCCGCGAGCGGCGTCACCGCGGGCAGCTACGGCAACGCCAACGCGGTGCCCACCTTCACCGTCGATGCGAAAGGCCGAGTGTCGGCCGCCGGCGAGGTGGCGCTGGGTAATGCGGCTACCGCGACGAAGCTGGCCACGACGCGCTTGTTCTCCGTCACCGGCGGGGCGACGGCTGGCGGCGTCAGTTTTGATGGCTCCGGGAACGTCGCGCTTAACGTAACGGCCCTGGACGTGTCCAAAGCCACCGCCGGCACGTTGCCGGTCGCGCGCGGCGGCACAGGCGTAGCGTCGGTCGCGGCGGGCGCGTACTTGATCGGCGCTGGCGCCGGCGCGCTTGTCTCGCGCTCGCCGTCCGAAGTTTTGGACGATATTCAAGCCTTGCCCAAGGCGGGAGGGACAGTCACCGGCCCCATCACGCTGGGCGTGGGCGCGGCCGTTGGGAGCCAATACGGCGTTAACAGCGCGTCGAGTCAGACTGCCCACATTGTGTTGCCAGATGGCGGCGGGTTCTCCACGCACATTGCCACGGTAACCGGCGCAATGAAGATCACGCTGCCGCCGGCCGCAATCGGTGTAAATACGATGCTTCGCCTTCGGGTGGAGATCTTCGAGTACTTGACCGACGTTCCGCCCGTGACGATTCTGATTCACGGCTACGTGCAGACCAGTAAGGCGTGGGGCCGGCAGGGCGCGACGGTCATCGCAGGTGCCGCGGGCTCGGACCTCGCCGTGCGCTTCGGGTCTGATGCGAGCGGCGCCCTGTGCATCTGGCTGGGCGAGTTGAACAAGGGTTGGGCCTACCCGACCGTGACCGTCAGCGAGGTGATGGCAAAGTACAACGCCGCCGGCGCGTCCGTGGCCAGCTGGGCTAGTGGTTGGAAAGTTGAGCCGGTCACAGCGTTTGATACTGTTTCGCAAACCGCCGCGGTCAGCAATCTGGCTTTCGCTCGTTCTGACATCCCCCGCGTGGCGGGGCTCCAGGCGGCGCTGGACACCCGCGTGCCTGTGGTGTCCCTGAACAGTTTGCCCACGACGAACATCGGGCCGGTTTTGGTCGCCGAAGTCGCCGAAGTTTGGATCTGGGTTTCTACGAGCTTCTATACCGGCTACCGCTCGCCCCTTTGCGGCCGCCCGCTGGACGGTCACACCGTGGCGCCACTCCCAAGCGAAGTTGACGCGGTGGGAGGGGTCCTTCAGAAGTCCGCCTATGCCGCCCTCTGGGGTTACGCGCAGGAAAATGGCCTGGTACTCACGCAGGCAAATTGGGAAGCGCGCAGGGGCGGTCACTACTTCGTCAACGTCGACGCGAACACCTTTCGCGTGCCCGATCTGCGCGACATGTTCCGCCGTTTCACCGGAACTGACGCTGACACTGCAAATGCAAGGGCGCTAGGATCACGCCAGCGCGACGCTATTCGAAACATGACCGGCTCCGCTGGGACGCTCTATCGCGCCGGGGAAACCGTCGCGAGCGGAGTGCTCACCGTAGCCGAGTGGGGGAATACTCCAGCGAAAATTGGGGTGCTAGGCGCAGACCCTGGAGACAATGGCACTGTCGCATTCGACGCGTCTAGGCAGGTCCCCACCTCGACCGAAAACCGCCCGGTGAATACCGCCTATTGCCCTCGGATTCACGCGTAATCTATGCATGGATGCGCGGGTGATATGCGGCGTTGACGGGACGGATTTCTCCGGTTTGATCTGTGGGTGGATAGGTCTTTGCATGGTTGAAAGCCTCAGAAGATCCGAAATTCTCGCCCGTGATTTTTATCCCTTGCCCCCCGCCGGGCTGCACGACGGAACCCGCGCCAGGACCGCCGCTAGCTTCTCGATGGAACCAGGCGACGTTGCTGTAAAAGCCAATCGGCACTTCGTGTATGTGCGCGGGGATTCTTCCAACTTGCACCGTTCCCATGCCCCTTGCATTTGCAGTGAGACGGACGCTACCAATGGAGGCGCGGGTAGTAAGCGGTGTTCATCGGGCGGGTTTCCGGCCCTCCTGTCGGGCCGGTGAGGCCCGCGCCGTAAAGCGCGTAGGAGCCGGCACCCGCGTTCAAAGAGCCATTTCCGATGCCGACCGCGAGGCTGGTGTGGATATGGCTTTGAAGCTGTTGGTCCTGTCGGCTCGCGAGCGGCCTCGCATTTGCAGTGAGACGGACGTCATGCGTGGATTCTCGGATGGAAGGCAGTGTTCAAAGAGCGGGTTTCGTCCGATGTGCGCGCGCCGGCCGATAGAGACATAACCACGTCCATGAACCTCAGATAGCCGGCCACTTGATTGACGGAATAGATGGTTCCGACGTCCCGGGTCTTGGTGAACACGCCGCTTGCTGCTCCGGTAGCTCCGGCGGCAATGTCGAAAAGCGTTCCGGTCACCCGCTGGATGGCATCCGTCTGCCGGCTACCCAGCGCCCTCGCATTTGCAGTGAAAGTGACGCTATGCATGGATGCGGGGGTGATAGGCGGCGTTCACAGGCCGAGTTTCCGTAAAGCCGCCACCCGTTGACATGCCACTGGTTGAAATCGTTCCAAAGTTGTCAGCGTTACGCGAAATGGCCCCGCCGGCTCCTTGAATATTGCGTTCCGCGGGCAAAAGGTGCGAGTGGTCCTGTGTGGCCCCGACCTGCCGTGAACCGAGCAGTCTCGCATTTGCAGTGCAAATTACATTTTGGAGAAATCTATATGCAGAAGACCGTATACCAGGCCAACGCCGATGGCCTGTTTTTGTACGAAACCGTCGCCAACGAGCTGGCATTGACGCCTGGCTCCTTCAATGTCCCTTATGGCGCCTACGAGGACGCGCCGCCCGCGCCGCCCGCGGGCAAATGGCCGCGACGGGTGGGAGAAGCCTGGGCCATGGTCGACGACTATCGCACCACGCCGTTATGGCTGGTGGAGACTGGCACGCCGTATTCAATCGGTGCCGACCATGATGGCGCCGGCGGCAATGTCAGCTACCCGGGGTGGGGCACGCTGCCGACGTGGCTAACCGCGGACGAGCCGCCTCGGCCGGCTGAAGGGGATTCGGACGAGGCCTAGGCTCTACGCCGCCAGGGGCAGGGCCTCCGACTCTATATCGCGCTCACGGCGCATTTCTTCCAGTTGTCGCCTTCCGAGTGGGCTGCGCACCAGCTTTTGGGCTAACTCTCGGCCGTGTGGGTGGTAGTAGCGCAGCAGCATTCGCGTGTCGACGTTGCCGTTGACCTTGGCCAGCTCATGAATCTGGAACACCGTCGCAAGTTGCGAGGTGCCTTCGTGTCTCAGGTCATGAAATCGCAGGTCACGGAAATAGGCGCCGTTCGGCCTGCGGCCGTATTGGCGGCACATCCGTTCGTAGGACAAGCGAGCGCGTCGACGTGCCCGAATGAATGCGCGCGTGACTGAGCCCGGCTGCATTTTGAAGATGCGGCCCCGCAGGGGCTTGCCGGTCACCCAGCGCCGCAGAGCCTCGCGTGCGCGCGGAGTCAGCGGCACGTTTCGCGCGCGACCGTTCTTCGTGTGGGGCAGGTGCACCACCCCGTGCATAAGGTCCAGGTGCTCGCGCAGGATGCCCACCACCTCGGACCGACGCATGCCGGTTTCTTTGGCCACCGTGAGGATAGTGGGCAGCTCGGCCGATCGGGTGGCACGGATGATCCATTCCAGTTCTTTACGGGGGCAGTCGTCGTCAGACACGCCGCGCAAGGTGATGCGGTCGAATAGCCGGCGGTCGCGCGCGTCGTCTACCGCTGGCCTTCGCACCAGCTGCACCGGATTGGCCAACTGGTCGAAGCCCCAGTCTTTCCGTATGACCGTGTAGACGTGGGACAGGAAAGCCATTCGCCGTACTACGGTGGCGGGCGCCCTGTCCTTCAGCCACTCGTCTCGCAGTTCAGTTAAGTCTGAGCTGCGAATCCGATCAACTGGCCGGATGGCCAGGCGCGTAGCGCGCCAGACGCGCGCGATGGACTGTTCCGCTGCATGGCCCTTCTTTGTGGATGAAACCTCGGCCAGATAGCGCGTCAGCGCTTCAGCCAAGGTGGGCGTGGATTTGCGGCGGGGCTGACGGCGGGACCAGGGTTTCATGGGCAAAAGCCCCGAGTTGTAACGCAGATCAGCTTCTCGTGTTTTTACCGGCCCGCACAAGCGGGCTTTTCTTCGTCTATAGGGGACGCGATTGAATATCCAAGATTTCGACGCCATTGCGGCCAAGTTCGCCGGCGTGCTGGGCGCGGCGGTATCCATGCGCTACCTGCAAGGTTCCTGGCCAGCCCGCGTCAGCATGGCCGTCAGTGGGTCGCTGGTCGCCTACTACGCCTCTCCGTACCTGTCGCTGGTGCTGGGTATCCCCGAGGGGCTGGCCGGGTTCTTGATGGGCATGTTCGGCATGGCCATCGTCTCGCGCGCATGGGAGGCAGTGCAAGCCGTGCCTATTCCCGCGCTCTGGCAGGCCGTCATCGACCGCGTGCGCGGCAAAGGGGTATGACATGGACAGCATCATCTATCTGACGTTGTGGGCAGTGCTGGCATTCATCTGCTGGCTCGTGGTCGCTGGCGGCGCCGTGCTGGCGGTGTTCTCTAAGTCGATCAATGACACGACGCTGGAGCGCGTCGGTTTGGCAGCCGTCTGCCTTACCGCAACCGGTGCGGCATGCCGCATCTTCGTGGCCGGCTGGGCCAGCGCCGGCGATGCCGCGCTCGCCGCTTCGGCCGCCTTCTATGTGGCCGCCGTGACGGCCAAGCACATCAGGACACCGAAGCCATGAACCCCTCTGAGATCATCAAAACGGGTATCGAACCGGCGCTGGCGTTGCTGCCCGCGAATATGGACTCGGCGGCAGCGCGCGTCATATTGCTGGCAATCGGCCTGCAGGAAAGCCGCTTTGTGCACCGGCGCCAGATTGGCGGCCCTGCGCGCGGCTTCTGGCAGTTTGAGAAGGGCACTCGCGCCAGCCGCGGCGGCGTGTGGGGCGTATGCCTGCACCCGGCGAGCAAGGGCAACCTGGCGGCATTGTGTGAGGCCCGCAGCGTGGCATTCGACCCTGACGCGATTTACGCAGCGCTGGAATACGACGATGTGCTGGCTGCCGGCGTCGCGCGGCTGCTGCTATGGACTGACCCCAAGGCGTTGCCCGGGGTCGGGGATGCTGACGCAGCCTGGGCGCTGTATCTGCGGACCTGGCGTCCGGGCAAGCCTCACCCGCGGACCTGGCCGGAGCTGTACCGCCAAGCTGCGGCTGGGGTAGGGCCGTGAGCGCGGTGACGCGGGCGGTCGGCGCGCTGTCGGGCTGGCGCGGCTATGCCGCAGCAGCGCTTGTGGGCGCGGTGTTGGGCTGGGGAGTGCAGGGCTGGCGCTTGGGTGAGCGGCTCGCAAACAACCGAGCGGATCAGGCCGAGAAGGTGGCGGATGGTCAGCGCCAAGCGCGCGAAATTCTGGAGAGGCGACACGCCGCGGTCGCCAATATCAATGAGAAAAACGCGCGGGCCGAGTGGGCCGCCTATGGAGGGATGCGAAATGCCCAAGTACAGGATGACCGCTTGCGCGCTGACGTGGATGCTGGCCGCAAGCGGCTGCACGTCACTGCAGCCTGCCCCGCCGCTGGCGGTGGAGTGCCCGACCCCGGAGCCGGCACCGGCATGGGTAATGGAGCCCGCGCCGAACTTGATCCAGCTGCTCGATCGGATTATTTCGCCCTCAGGGCAGGAATCCAGCAAGTGACTGCCCAGCTTGCTGCATGTCAAGCGACGCGCCGCTAATCCTTCTCTCCGCGGCATGCACCACCCGTGGGCCGAGCGTCTGCCACCCCACCCGCATCCACATGCCCGAACAGGTGGAGGGAACGCTTCCGGCCGTGCGTCGACAGCTGCGCGAGGGTGACAATATTTGGAAAAATCTCAGTGCTGAATCCTAAGTTTGTTGAGGAAGTGGCGCGGGCATACTAATTGCTAATGCGTACCTTACGTTGTGCTTCGGAGATTTAAAGTGCACGCCGTAGAGAGGGTTGCCAATTTCATGCGTGAGTTTGGATTAAAGCTCGTCACCGCGGAGTCGTGCACAGCCGGGTTGATTGCTGCGACGCTCGCCGATGTGCCGGGAGCCGGTGACCTTTTGGACTGTGCTTTTGTGACCTACTCCCCGGCTGCCAAGATGAACTGCCTGGGCGTCAACTCGAGAACGCTGCAAACGCATAACCTGACCAGCGAAGCCGTGGCAAGGGAGATGGCGCTTGGCGCAGCGCGTCGCAGCGCTGCCAATGTCTCGATATCGAACACTGGGGTCTCTGACTCGACTGATGCTGAGATCCCCGCAGGGACGCAGTGCTTCGCATGGGTGTTCAAGTCTGGAGCGGCCGACGCCGCGCCAGCCATCTATTCTGAGACAGTGCGCTTCTCGGGTGGACGAAATGCCGTGCGACGGTCAAGCGCCGAGTACGCGCTGACTCGGCTAATGAAGTATCACGAGCGATGGCGCGCGGGTTCTGGCTGAGGCGATATGGACATAACTGACATACAAAAAATCTTCGAGTTCCAGGCAGGTTTCATGGAAATGATCGTTCGTGGAACCACTATGTATTGGGTTCTGTATGCGCTGCTCCGGGTTTCCGGGCGACGGGACCTTGGATCGCTCGGTGTCGCCGATATGCTTGTACTTGTGCTGGTCGCCGACGCTGCGGGGAACGCGATGTCAGGGGATTCCTATTCGCTAGGTGACGGCATTATTGTGGTCGCCACAATAGTTGGCTGGAGCTATTTTCTCGATCGGGTCAGCTACTACGTACCTGCTTTACGCCGAATTCTCGAACCGCAAAAAGTGTGTCTGGTGCGAGACGGACAAATCATTGTGTCGGGGTTGCGGCGCGAGCACATCAGCCGCAGCGAGCTGATGGAGCAGCTGCGGCTGAAGGGCGTAGATAGCTTGGCTAAAGTTAGACGTGCATACCTTGAATCGACGGGAGAGTTCAGCGTGATCCACGCCGGCGACGTCGCAAACGAAAAGCTCTCAACGTTGGAGGAAGAGGGCAGCTCGAAACATGAAGTTCAATAGGCGCTCATCGCGAGCGCCTATGCAAGGGCTATATTTTTCCCAAGTGCTTCGTGACCGCGTCGGCCGAGACTCCGACCGTCTTCACCGCTTCCCGAAGCTGCGCCTCTGACACGCCCAATTTTTGGGTCCAATATCGAACTTCATGGGATTCATTCACATTGATACGCGCCCGATCTTGGGGGCCACGGTTGGATAGGTTGTCCGTCATTCCATCTCCTTGATGATGATTGTCGAGAGGGCGCCGCAGCGACGGGGGAGAGGGCCGGTCTCGCCATCCTGGAGTGAATGGCGCCCTGTCGCTGCGGCACCTACGGCCAGCAAGTCTTGTACCTACACGGGCGCCGCAGTGCTGACGTCGAGTGCGTGGATGGAGTGACTTAGGAGAGCGAAGCACAGTAGGCCACCGCAATTCCCACTTTGCCGTCGGGCAACCGATACTTTTTTCCGGCGAGCCAGGTCACCAGTTCGCCGGTAGGCAGCGTGCAGATGAACTGCGTGTGTAATGAGCCACGCCGACCTGGCCCCACCACCAAGCGGCGTTGAACGCGGCATGTCGAATGATCGGGCAGCTCGAGAACCACATCGGATAGCCGAGAGCGGGCGGGCATGATTGGTCGTTCCTTCGTTCCCCAGCGGGCTGAGTGGGTGCGCACCGTGCCAACCCATTACCTAGGATTGTCGGTTGGACTGCGAGCGTGCCGCTATCCGCCATCCGAAGGAAAACGGCCTTCACGTTTGAAAAAATGCACCTGCTGCGGAAGCAATGGGCGCGGGCGCGGGTACTCGAATTACACATTGGGTATCGACCGCGTCGCGCGACGCCCTGGGGGTTAATGCGTATCAGTCTATAGGCCGTTTGTGGGCCACTGCCACGGCGATGCAGCCGTTTGGCATTCGGTATTTTCCATCGCCAAGCCATATGACGGTTTCGCCTGTCGGGAGCGTGCACACGTACTGGTGGACCGGCGCGGAATCGGGGCTGCGCTTAACAACTAGCCGCCTTTCTACCCTACAAGTTGACCGGTCGGGCAGCTTGACGATGACATCGGACAAGCGGGAGCCGGAAGCCATAAATCTCCCCTCTATAGCTCGCGCGTTCGCATCGGGATGCGTTTCATAGGCCAGCGGCCGGCGCGATCTCCCTGGCCTTCACAGTAAGCACTGCCTACGCAGTTCGGCATATCCGCTATGTGGTGGAGGGCCACGCTGATACTAGGTCCGAGCAAGAAAAAAGCGCCCCATCTCTGGGGCGCCTGTCGGCCAGCGGGCCGCTTCGGGCATTTAAATTGCTGCTCTGTGCTCGGCTTGGAAATTGAGAGGTACTACCATGCTACGAGACGAATTACTTGCAAAAATGATTGTTCAATCCTCACCTAGTCGCAAGTTCGAAGACTGGGCAGAAGTACTGACAGAGTTCGCGAATTGTGTCGTCGAAGTCAGCCCGAAACTGAGCCAGGAAGAATGCGAACGGCTGATTGCCGTCGGGGCTTCGTTTTATCGCACGTTAGCCCGCGCCGAGGACTATCGACGGACTTCGGTGTTGGGCGACTAAGCGATGAGCCTGGCTCTTGACCGAAGACGGGCGGCTTCGCACCTCCTTGCGCCAACCAGCTTCCCAGGCCTCCACTTTTTCTCGCCACTCGGCAATCGACTCACCGCAGTGGCCTGGCATCTCCGAAGTACGCAAATAGGGACAATCCAACAGGGTAAGACCCTCTCGGGCGGCTTGCGCGCCGAGCTTCTGGATGTCATCGCGGTCCATTGCCATTTCCTCCAAAAGAATGATGATCGGGAATCCAGTATTGCCCATCTGAGATGACATTCGCAATAGTGTTGCAGGACTACCAGGGCAGTGTCGCCCGCATCAATTGCCGAGCCACTGCATCCACCAGCCCTGGTAGTAGCGCCTGCCATCGATCTCTTCGAAGCCGCAAACCATCATGCCGCGATCCGACCCGAAGGTAAGAAGTTCGGGCTGCAGCAAATCTGGGATCTCACCTTTCTGCGTGGCACCAAAGGTCTTCAATCCATCCATCGTCATGACGCGGATGTAGCGCTTCAGATCCTCCCGCATGATCGAGTACATGCGGACCACGCCGGTGACAGATGGGGCTGGATCGTTGTCGCGGCGCTTCTGGCCTAGATAATGCGTGCGTGTGACAGTGCAGAGCATGATGTGCTGCCAAATATACTGTATAAATGAACAGTATATTCCACGGAAACCGGGGTCATTTCATCGGCGTTGCGAGGAGCTTTGCGGGTGGGAAACGTACGAGGAAGTCGGGTAGCCTCGCGCGGCGCGGTCAGCCAGTCGCCGTATGCCCCCTCAGGCAAAGAAGACGCCCATGCGCTTTTCCTTGCCCGCCTAGTGGTTGTCGCGGACGAGGGGGATCATCGTAAAGTTCCTACATCGAGAGAGGCGCGAAGCGAAAAGCGCCTGTACTCATATAGCTAGGCCGCAACAAATACCCGCGCCGCAGTCCCGTTATTGTGATAGCTTCACGAAATCCCTCTATCAATTGGTTACACCATATGGGAGAAGGCGATGTTTCGTGCCAGAGATTGGACTAAAGCCGGCGAAGTGTGGGAGGAATGGGGAGAGGTCGCATTCCTCGTTTTCGCGTATTTACTTGTCGTCCATCAGGTCTTAGTGGGAACTGATGCTTATGAGCTGATCCGAAGTCTTGTAATTCAGCATGAGCGCTCTCAACTCGCCGAGGTCTTGCTTCTTTCGGCAATGGCGTTTCCCGTCGCCTGTATTGTGCTCTTCATCCAGATGCGCCGCCTCCAGTTAGAAACTCGGCGCCGAAGAGCGCTAGACGCGCGCATCACTGAGCTCGTTAAGCGGGTGCGGGATGCGAGGCTCGGCGAAATCAGCCGTAGTAGGCTCTAGTGCGGCGTCATGCCTTTGCATAGCGGTCGCGGACACACAAGCGTCCCAATTCAGGGCGCTGATCCATCTGCCGCCTGAGGGTGTGGGGTGTCACGTGGCAGGTAGCGGGCATGGCTGCTCGGCTGCCCGGATGAATAGCCCCGCCTTTGCCTCATCCACCCGGATTCCTACGCCTCAAGCTTTTCTCGCCATCCTGTTATCGACTCGCCCGTATGACCGGGCATTTCTGCCGGCTGCGCTTAGGCTCCGTCGCCGGCGCTCGGCGTTTCGGGGCTTGGCAGTGGCTGAACATCGAGAGCCCTGAGATCATCAGTCCACGAGCAAGCATAAAGGAATGAGGGTAGGAATAAGGGAAGGTTTGCGGTCTAAGAGCGCGGCGTCCCTTTTAAATCAA